CTACTGCTGCGCGGGCTCAGTCGCTTCGCTTCGGCTCGCTGTACCAATTTCGTACCGATTCGGCATTTTCAGCTTGTCCAGTTCGGCCCAGTCGGCGCTCGAGTTGATCCATTTCGCGTAGTGCTTGAGCAGCGTCTGGATGCTGTTGCCGAGCTGCTGCGCGATGAAAGCCGGCGCCATCCCAGCGGACAGGCAGACGGTCGCATAGGTGTGCCGGGTATCGTACTGCCGGCGCGGACGAATGCCCAGCCGCTTCATGCTCTGCTTCAGATGATAGGCGGTGCTCACGACGTTGGTGATGTGCCCGTCCTTGCCGCTGGTGGGCGCAAAGACGAACTCGCCGTCTCCGGTGAGCTGCTGCATCTCCCGCAGCGCCTCGACAGCCTGGTCGACGAGTAGCACCTTGCGCACGCGCTTGGTCTTGGTGTTCTCGCGCACCTCACCCTTTTCCAGGGTGGCGCGCACGCGAATTGATCGGCCGGGGAGGTCAACGTCAGCCCAGCGCAATGACAGCTGCTCGCCAGTCCGCATGCCGGTGTAGAAGGCCAGCTTGAAGAACGACGCATAGGTCAGCCTGGCGCCGGTCTGGTGCGCGTAGAGGTCGGCCAGGATCGCGTCACGCTCGGCCGGAGTGAACGGGTCGATGTCTCGCTCAGGAGCTCGAGCCCGCTCAACCGAGCGCATCGGGTTCTCCGCGATGATGCCGTCCAGCACCGCGGCGGCGAAGATGGCCTTAGCAGCCTGCACTGCGGCGTTGCGGTCGGTGATAGAGTTCCAGTCCTGGCGACTCATCAGCCCGCGCACGTCAGACGGATAGATCTCGTCCAGCCTCCGGTCCGCCCAATGCGGCATCCAGTACTTGTTGAGCACCCGCAGGTAGTTGCGCCTGGTGTGAAAGCCGATGTGCTTGCTGTCGAGCCAGGTCTGCGTGAAGTTGCCGAAGGTCGGCGTGATGCGGGCAAGGGTGTAGCGGGAGTTGGGGAACAGCTCGGCATACTTGTCGTCCGTGAGCATGCCGAGCTTGATCAGCTGGGTTACCTGAGCACGTAAACCTGCTGCTGCTGCAAATCCCTTGGACGTCTGAGGATAGGGGAGCGTTTCGCAGCGTCGCTCTTTCTTCCATGTGAATCGGATGCGGACGGAGCTTCCGGCGATTTCGACGCCTTGGGGGAGCCCCACTGCTTTTCTGCCCATTCGTTGTACCTCTCCAGGCTGTACATGATACAGCCGTCAACCTTCTCCCATACGCCGTGCGGCAACACCCCGCGCTGGCGCTTCCTTTCCAGGGCCTTCGGCGTCGTGCCGATCAGTTCGGCCAACTTCCTCTCGTACACCTTGTCGACCGGCAGGCCTTCGATTGGCTGCGGTTTCTCTCGTGCGCCCATCTCTCACCCCCTCACCGTTACGCCGGCTGCTTTAACAAATGAGCCGCAGGCGGATATTGCGCCGTTCACCATGTGAGCAGCATCCACGGCATAGTCGCCATCGGCATCGAACGGAACAGCCTCCCTCACGTCCTCGGCTGTCACTTGAGGTGGCAGCTCAATAACCAACTCAGCCCGCGATGCCTGCCAAACCATCCAGTAGCACTGGGTCGGATAGTTGATGTAGTCGCCTGCCTCATCCTTTGCAAAGTGGGCTGGTGATAGGCCGAACGCCTCGCTGCCTGCCCACGCCTCGAACTCCGCTATCGCCTTGTCTGTGTGCTGCATGGTTCAGCCCTCCAGTTCGTCGCGGAACAGCTCCAGATCACTACGGAGCACTGATGAAAGCCCCATCCGAGTTCCTTGCGGCTTTCCAAGCTTTTCCAGAACCATGTCTTCAATAGCCACGGCTATCTCCTCCCGCTTTTCCGCCCACTTCATGGCTCGCGCGGATCGGCGGCATTCTTCTTCACGTTCGATCCTCTCGGTTTTAGACGAGTAGCGAAGCTTCAGCCCGCAGTCAAAAGCCAGTTCTTCTGAAAACCGCAGCTCCTTGAAGTAGGTGTGGCGGACTACGGTCTTAATGTCAGAGCATCCGCATTCGTCGCATTCGGTCTGCGTGATATGTTCGAGCACGTGCAAATCCTCCCCGCCGACTCTCGCCGGCAGGCTGTGTGTTTGGGTGGGGTTATGTGGTGCGGGTGATGCCCTGACTCAGCATCAGGGCGTCAGTACTTCACGCTCGGTCCACGGCAGGTATTCCAGCTCCCATGTCGGGTGAAACGGCATCGTGTGCTTATATCCATCCAGCTGAATATTCAGCCGGCAATCACGGGCGCTGCGGATAGTCCCCAGCTCGCGCTTGCCGCTTCCGGTGTAGACCACGCGCATTCCGCGCCTGGCTGGCACGCCGTACCACTTGCGGGTTCGCTCCATGTTTCCAGCCATTCACGCCTCCTTCGCAGCCATGGCGGCTTCAAGCGCGTCGATCACGGTGTAGTCCAGGCGCTCATTGTTGGTGGCGAAGTCTTCTGTGCCGTCAGGGCCTATCAGCTCGACGCCGCCGCCGTCGCGTTCAATGTACAGCTGGATCGCCCAGCCTTCGGGCAGCTCGTCAGCGGCACGCTGGACTGCCTCATGCAGCGGAACGTACCGCCCGACCTCGGCGCGGAGCTGGTCGCGTTCGGCTTCGGCAGCCATACGCAGCTGATGCGGCCCAGGCTTTCCTGCGTGTCGCAGTGTCACGAACGCTTCTAGCTCCTTCGATCCAATTTGCAGGCCGAAACAGGATTCCTGGTAGTTCTCGGCGCCGCTTTCCTTGAGCTGAGCCACCAGCCGCTCAAGCAGTTCCTGTGCCGGAACGTGTTTCAGCTGCTCGTTCTCAGCTGCCAGCCTATCCCGCTCGGCGGTCACGGCTGACAGGGCGGCGAGGTAGCGATCCCAAAGTTCAGACGAGCACCCTCGAACATATGGATGCAGCTCCTCGAGCAGCCCGCGCAGCCGCTCCACCTCAGCCTTCGCAGCCCCCAGCTCAGCGCCAATTCGCCCAGCTACCTTCAGTGTGTCGTTCATTGTCCTGCCTCCTTGATTGTGGCCAGCGGCAGCCCGCTCATTGCCAGTGGCTCGTCGTAGCAGACGCCCATCATCTCCGGCCATTTGCGTGGCTCGCCGGGTTTGATGACGCCCTGGTCGTGTGCGCGATCCCATGAAAGTCGATGCCGGATTACCTGATACAAGTCCCACGCAACGCCATCCTCTCGGCGCTTTGTGGCTTCTGGCATCAGCGTGTTCGCCAGGCGCTGTATCTCGTGCCGCGTGGCGTGGACCTGCTCCCAGTCGCGCCGGTCGTAGAAGCCCGGCAGCCGCTCAATGGCGTGGTCGATCTGGCCGATCTTGATCCGCGCCAGTAGCTCGCAGGCCTCTTGCAGCTCTGCTGCCTGGCGCTCGGTTACAGTGATGGTGTAGGTGCGATCAGTCACGGAGCGATCCTCCGAAGAGGCTCACGCGGAGGGATTCGGGGCTCGACGTCGATAAAGCCGGATCCTCGGAAGTCGCCATCAGTGGCGCGCGCCATATCCACCTCAAGGCGTGCCGTGGCATTTACCTCGCCGGCCACCTGCGCAACGGCCCTGGCCTGGTCAACGCTGATTTCGCCAGCCATCACCTTGCGCATCGCATCACCAAGGATGCTGCGCAGATCAGATAGATTGTTCATGCTCTGTCTCCAGTTTGTTCAGCTTGCGCCGGAACCATCCGAGGGTTAGGGCGGTGCTGCGGTATTCGGGCGGGTATCGGTCGATTGAATTGCGCCGCATGTTCTCGGCGCGGGTCACTGCGATCAGGTTTCCGGGGTCCATGTTTTCGCGGTTGCGGTCCACGAATACGACGATATGGCCCTCGGGCAGCGGGCCGTTGTGCTCTTCCCATGTCAGTTGGTGTACCGCTTTCCAGTCGGCTTTCTTCACGCCGGTATCGGCCACCTTGCGAAACAAAATGCCGTCCTTGCTGGTTCGCTCTGCGCCGATGGGCCTCCATGTATTCGATGGCTTGTGCCCAGGCTTGAATTGCGTCGCCTTGGCGCGGCCGCCTGCCTGCCACCCCTTCAGGCCGGCATTCCATGGCCGGTCGCCTTTCTTAATTCGGCCGCAGCCGGTGATTGCCTTGTATTCGTCGGTACGCTTCAGCTTGAGCTTTTGGACGCGGTTATAGACAGAGCTGGTACTGCGGGCCATTCGCTGCGCGACCTCGCCTAGCGGTAGGGTTTTCCAGTATTCGGATAGCAGCTCGTCTTCAGCGGCGCTCCAGGCTTTCCAGCCGGTCTTTCGCCTGCCTGATTCTGGATCCATGCTTTCCTCCGCTACGCTACATGCCGCCATGTCCGGTACTCGCGAGCGCCGGTGATGGTCCTGACGTGAACGCCAAGCTTCTCTGCCCACTGTTTTGCGGTCATGCCTCTGTTCGATCTGATCTGGCGAACAAGGTCCGCATTTAACCTTGCGTGCGGCAGTTGCGCGCCGCGCGCCGCGAACTCATAAGCGCGGCTTAGGTATTCGTCTCGGCTCATGCCGCCTCCCGTTTTGCTCTCGCCCTGGCTACCGACTTCGCGTACAGGCACGGTCGGCAGTAGCACTGCCAGGCGGCGGTTTTCTTCAGAAACTGAAAATTGGCATCGTCCAGCGGCTTCCATTGCTCGCATGAAGGGCAGCGCTTTTCGCAGATGCCGTTTACCTCTCGCCTGACGAGCCGGCCCTTCATATGGCGCGTAACTCCGGCGCGCAGAGCATCGCCCTGCGAGATTGCAGATTGGTCGATCATGGGATGTTCCGGGGAGGAGGGCGCGCTGGGCGCCCTAAGGTGGTCCTAGAATGGAATGTCGTCGTCGAAGCTGTCGTAGTCCGGCGCCGGTTGCTGCTGGCTCTGCTGGCGTGGCTGCTGGGCTGGTTGGCGTGGTGCTTGTTGCCGTTCGCCGCCTTCAGACTTGCCGCCAAGTAGCTGCATGGTGCCGTTCATGTCGACCACAACCTCGGTCGTGTAGCGCTTCACCCCGTCCTTTTCCCATTCGCGCGTCTGCAGACGACCCTCGATGTAGCACTGCGAGCCCTTGCGCAGGTATTCACCCGCAATCTCTGCGACTTTTCCGAAGAACACCACTCGATGCCATTCGGTGCGCTCCTGCAGCTGACCGGTCTGCTTGTCCTTCCAGCTGTCGGTGGTCGCCAGCGTGATGTTGGTCACCGCATTGCCATTGGGCATGTAGCGGGTTTCCGGGTCACCGCCGACGTTGCCGATCAGAATGACTTTGTTGATTCCTCTGGCCATGTTGGCTCCTTGGTTGTTGGGTTAGGCGGCAATGCCCATGACCCGATTCATGCGCTCTTCGAGCAGCTCGTAGAAGGTGGAGACGCGTTCGCTGATCTTGCGAATCAACGCCTCGTCGCGGTATGCACGCTTGACGAAGAGGGGCATGCCCGGCCAGTAGGAAACGAAGTCGATCCATTCCCGGTCGGACACCCATAGCCCGCCCTGGCACTGCGCGACGTGCTCTTTTGGTATCTCGCCGGCGAGGATCACACCGACTTGAAACTTGGGAAGTTTCGTCTTGATCTCGGCAAGGCCGTCAGTGCCGATCAGCGAGTCCGGCGAATAGCCGATGCCGTGATTCAGGATGATCGCCACTTGTTCTGCGGTGACTTCCTCTCGTGCCTCGTAAAGGCCGCGCGCGACAGCCTCCAGCTCATGGCCGCGCTCGGTGTGCCGATTGCCGCTAAATGGGTCTGCAGCCTCGCCGGTGATGCGCTCGCCGATGAGTGTGTCCATGTAGGTGAAGGCTCCGGCACCGAAGCCGGCTTCGCCCTTGCCGTTGACCAGCAGGCAATCCAGTTCGGAGCAGGTCACGATACCCAGGCGCAGGGCCAGCCAGTCGGCCGACCCTTGCTCAACGTCACGAATGATTTGCACTGGACGCCTCCTTGGCCTTTGCGGCTGACTTTGTGAGGGCCGCGAGCACATGGTCGAACATGGCCTTTTCGACAGATGCCGGCGTGCCGTGGAGCGCTGCGAACGACTCCTTGGCCTTATCGCTGCATTGCTCCAGAAGCATGGCCAGCTGTGCGGCCTGCGCCGAGGTAACGCGCGCCGTTACGACCGCGCCGTTACCGTCGTCGTCTTCGCCGGTAGTGGTGAAGTTCAGCAGGGCTCCAGCCGTGTAGCGCTTGCCGTAGCTGACACTGGACGCCACCGCCTGGACGCCGTTCTTGTTGCCGCTTACGTCTGCCGGAAGCAGCAGGGAGGTCGTTTCGCGGTGGCCAGCTCGATGGCTCAGTACGCCTTCCACCTCGATGCCTTTGTCGTTACGAGGCGTACGGAAGGTGATAGCGAACCCGTGTTTTGCCAGGACCGGCTTGATCACTTCGTTGATGTCTTCCCAGAGCGCATAGGTGCTTTGAATGCGCCCGCTTTTGTCTTTGATGCCGCCGCGCTCGCCGATAACCGGCAGCTCTTCCTGCATTTGAGCGAGAGCTTCATCGTATTGCTGCTTGGCCTGCTGCGCCTGGAACCGCTCATGCATCGCCATCAGCCGTTCCATCTTGTCGATGTCGGCGTTTGGGCTCATGGCGACTTGCTGGATGATCTGCAGGATGGTGGCCGACTCACCGGCCTTTGCAACGGCAGTGTTCTCCTGCCGCTGTGCGATGGCTGTGTTCATGGTCTACCTCAGTATGCGATTGATACGTTCGGGATCAGGCGCTTGGCGATCAGCGTCACCGCCTGCTTGGCGCAGTCTTCGGGCATTCCGCCTGCCATGAAGGCTTCCAGCGCGGCGCGGTTGATCGCGGCCTTGTGCGCTTTGTCCGCCTCGCGTGCCTTGGCTTCAGCCTCAATGCGTGCCTGCTCGTCGGCCTGGCGTTGGCGTTCCGCTGCTGCGGCGCGCTCGGCGCGGGCTTCGGCGTCACGCTCCGCCTGCTCGGCGCGCTGCTGGGC